TATATCATCCATCACAAAAGGTTCTAGTCTGGATTGTAATGCAGCAAAGTAATCTATTCTTACATCGTCCATCACTACGTTTTCTGTCTTACTTACTGCAAACTGTGCTGTAATGTTTTCTGTGTCTGCTAGGTTTGAATTCTCAGTGATACTTTGTAAGAAATTAAATGTTTGAGCACTTGCATCGTTCATACCTACAAATTCATTAATAAGGCCGAAGAAATCACCTGTTGTAGCATCAATATCATCCATCACAACATTTTCAAAGACGGCTTCATTAAATACAAAAACTTGGCTGCTTGCGTCAGCCATAATAATATCTTCAGTTAAAGATAGTACGAACGAATTACCGCCTAGTCCAGCAAATGTAGGTTGAGCAAAGGCAGCGTATCCAAACATTATTCGTCCGCAGGTAAGGGCTCGTTACCCTCTTCAAGCCATTTTAGGTAGGCTTGGTAGTCTGTGTTGTCAGGATTAAATGGAATAAAAGCATTATCAGATAATCTTTGAACAGAATGTATTTCTCCTGTAAATGCACTTTTAATTAACTTATACATATAATCTCCTATAATTCAGCAGAAGCTGTCCATTGTAAAGCTATTCCAGCTCTATTATCACCACTTCCTGAATATACTTCCATAGCTGACTCACCTTGTAAATCTATTGTAATATTTTGATTTGTTGATGTTGCAGCACCTAAAGTAAATCTAGTGCATTTTCCTGAATTTCCTACTGTATCCCATACAGAAACAGTTGCATCAGTTCTTTTTTGCACTTTATAATTAACCCAAGTTAGTATATATGATGCTGTTATAACACCTACATTTTGAGTTGAAAAAGCAGAGCCATTTCCAGTATTTGCGCCAGGAACAACACTTATTGGGTAGCTTTTTTCATAATACCTCTGGCAATTAGCCAATTCCTGATTATAAAGTCTGCGCTCAAAAGGTGTTGCTGATGTGTTTTGTTCTAGTTGGACACCTGTGACTTGAAATGTTGCACCATTGGTAGCCATTAAGTTGACTTGACTATTGACACCAAGAACAACTGCTGCTGCCCAAGCACCTGAAGCAGAAGCACGGTCAGAACCAGCAGCCATGCCAAAAGAAACACGAACACCAATACCATTAGTATCCCCAATCCAAGTTCCTGTTGTGTCTCCAGTAATAGTTGCGGTCTTTTGTTCCCAAGTGTTTGCCGTATTTACGGTAAAGCTGGCTGGATAACCTCTATTGTATGCGTTGTTTGCTAAAGTAGCTCCAAATGTTCCTGTAACTGAACTTTTAACCCAAAATGACAAAGTTACTGTTTTTGCGTTTGCAGTACCGTAAAGCATATCTGAAAAATTAAAACCTTCAATTGTTTGCTGAATAAATGCACAATCGGTTGAACTTAAACTAGAGTCTACTGAAGTTACTGTGTATTTTATTGAACTACTAAATCCAGTAGGAGCATCTGATACTTGCTGAACTGTGGCTGTTCCGCTTGTGGAGTTTTCTACACGCCAACGGTCTGCTGAATAAGCATTACCTATAGCAACACTAGCACCAGCATTTCTCTGGTCAATCCTCATATCACCGTTAATAATACGATTCTTTAGTACAAAAGGTGACGCTGCAGCTGTCTGAGAACTTGCATCTGAAAAGGTTACACCAGGAGTTGTTACTGTTCCTGTAAATGTAGGGGACGCACTTAAAACAACAGTTGATCCTGTTCCTGTAGTGGAAGTTAAAAGCGCTGGTGGTACTTGTGTTAATGGCATTATTTACCTACCTTTTCTTTTAGTTCTACTATATCTGCTTTTAGGTCGTTGATGATGGTTTGTTGTTCTTGGATAGATTTAATTAATGCTGGAACTAAAACAGAAGTATCTACACCCCATGATTGTTTAATTGTTCCATCTTCATTATCAATTCCTTCACTTACTGCATCTGGAGCAACTTCATTTAATTCTTGTGCAATAACGCCATAATCAACATGGAAGCCTGTTTCTTTCCAATCAAAACTTCTAATTTTAATTGAATTAATTAATGATGTTGCAGAAGGTGCATCAACAATATTTTCTTTTAATCTTTGGTCAGATGTTGTGTTATAACGAACAGCATTTCCAGCTCTGTTATAATCAATACTTCCTCTTAAAGTACCAGTATCTGTATAAAATTGATATAATAAATTATTTCCTGAAGTAGCTTTATTCCATGAATATACCGTTGTAATTGTAGCATCTGTATTTGCAAAAGCTGCAGCGTAAAAAGCTCCAGCTAAAGAACTAAATTGACCATCAAGACCTCCAGTATTATTTACTCTTACAAATCCATCAGAGCCTATACGCATACGTTCTATATCGTTAGTCGTAAATCTTAAATCGTCATTAGAACGAGTTCCAACAAAACACCCACCGCTTGCCTGACTTGTTAATGTTAATATTTTTGAGCCACTAGCTACAGATATACCTGATGAAGCTCCATCATATAAAGCTATATTTTTTGTTTGGTAATTATAAGTTGTTGCAGTAGTTCCTACCGTTACATTACCACTAGAGTCTATACGCATACGTTCTGTGCCACTTGTATAAAATTTAGTTGCTGTTGCTTCTTGATTGTTAATAATTACATCATTAGAGCCGTCATATCCTAATAACAATCCATCAGTAGAAATTGCTCCTGTAGAAGCATTTGTGATTTGAATTGCACCACCAGACGCACCTGAAGAATAAACTTGTAGTTTTTGTGTAGGACTCGTAGTACCAATCCCTACATTCTGTGATGCGTCTACTGTGACAGCTGTTGTGCTATTTGTTTGTAGCGTGAGAGTACTCGCACTACTTAGATTACCTGATGTAGTGACGTTAGAGCCTAGTGCTGATAAGTCTGCTGCTTTTGTCATTTTGTTTCCTCTGCTGGAAGCGGAACTCCGCCTTCGTCAAGCCATTTTAAATATTGTTGGTAATCGGTGTTAGCTGGGTCAAATGGGATAGATGTTGTAGAGCCATCTTCATTTGTTTTAATAACACTTTTATTTACAACATTAAATATTTTGTATTCAATTAATTTATACATTTATAACTCCGCAGAAAGTTGATAGCCATGATAACTAACTACAAGAGCTGTTGCATTCCCAGCAGTAAGTCCTGACCCGCTAGCTAAGCCAAAATTAATTACTTGATTGTTAGAAGAAGCAGTAATTGTTATTGTTCCGCCAGCACCAGCACCAGCATTTGCAGTAACAAATGTAAAAGTAGCTCCAGCAGGGATTGTTAATGATGGTGTCGTTCTCATAACAACAGGAAGCACATAAGCAGAAGTTGCTGTGCTGGCTCCAAGAGCTTGACCTACAGTAATTGTATTGTTACCACCGCTTGACCCATTTGCTTGAAAATACCTCTGACAGTTAGCCAACTCTTGACCATAAAGTCTGCGTTCAAACGGTGTTGCTGTTGAACCTATTTCTAATTGAACACCTGTAATATACCAGGTAGCACCATTAGTTCCAACTACAGATGTTGCTCCTGTAACATTTAAATAACTTCCAGAAACCCAGCTTCCTGCTGTTGTGCATAAAGATGCACCAGTTCCTATTCCAATAGATAAATTTACACCTCTACCTGTAGTTGTATTCCACGTTCCTGTGGTATCTCCAGCAATAGTTATTGTTTTTTGTTCCCAAGTATTTGCTGCACTAATTGCATATGAAAATACATAAGACCTACTATCATCATTATTTCTTAATGAACCACCAAAAGTTCCAGTTAATGATGACCTAACCCAAAATGATAAAGTTATTGTTTTTGCATTAGATGAACCCCAATTTAAATCTGCCCAATTATATCCCTCTACCCTTTGAGATATTAAAAAATAATCACTTGGTGCAACAGAATAAGCAGAACTTGAAGTAATACCTAAATAATTAGTAAATCCTACTGGAGGAGTTACAGAACCTGCATTTTGTTGAGCGGTAAGTTTAGATGATTGGTTTACATCTACTGTAAATCTATCAACAGGATATCCACTTGAAACACTAGCACCAGCATTTCTCTGATCTATTACCATAGCACCATTTATAATACGGTTCTTTAGTACAAAAGGTGATGCCGCTGCAGCTTGATTAGAACTGTCAGAAAAAGTAAGTCCAGCACTAGAGTCTAGCGTTGTTGATCCTGATGCTCCAGTTAAGATTAAAGCCATTATGCTAATTCCTTGTCTGTAGGTCTAGGTAGTGTGTGTTCCCATTTAGCTATGTAATCGCCCTTGCCATCACTATCGTTTTGTAAGCGTATAGTTGTTAGAAAGTCATTATTAGTTAATTCAGGATATAATTGTTTAATTTTATCGTATAACATTACGCAGACCTCACTAAAGTTGCATCCATAAAACACAAAGTTGTATCACCTGTACTAACAGAACCACCAATAACAATTACATATAACTCTATATAATCTGTTGAACCATTCATGTAAAGTACTCCACTAACAACAGATTGATTAAATGTACCTGTTAATGAATACATTTCTGCGCCTCTAATAACTTCAGAACCATTTCTATAAATAGATGCAATTAATGTATATCCAGCAGATGCTGTTGGTCCAAATGAATACCCGCCATTTATTTGATAATAACCAGCTACAGTAGGTGTAAATCTATATGTTGAAGTATTAAAATTGTTATTTGTATCCCATGCTTCTGTCCCAAGCGTTACTTTTGTCCATGTGTTACTAGTAAGTGTTTGACTAGCACTTGCTATTGCTCTAAACGCTGGACCTGTTCCTGCAAAAGTAGAACCTGTAGTCAACACAGTCCCACTTGTAGTAGGCAATGTTAGCGTAGTTGTGCCTGCCGTTGATGGGGCAGCTAAGGTTACGGTTCCTGAGGTATCTCCTGCGACTACTATGCTTGCCATTATATATTGCCTTTTGAATATTTAGCTTTGACTGCTAGACAAGCGTCTATATATGCTTGTACTTGTGCGTTATCACCTTTAACAATACCATCTAGGTAGTCTGTATATGGTGGATACTCTGCTGCACGTTTAGCTTTGTATGCTTCTGATGCAATTAATGCTTCTACAGCGTTATTATCATACTCAACAATATTTTTGTCTTTATCATAAGCAACATTATCATGAATGGTAATTACGTTAGGATAAAGTTTATATATAGCTTCTGCTTTTATCATTATCCTTTAATCTCCATAAGAGTCATTGATGATATGTCTCCACTTACATTAATTCCTACAAAAGAAGCATTAGTCATATTTTTTATTTGGACTTTATAAGTAGTGGATGATGTTGTAGATGGTGAGTCAAGATACATTCCTACTCCGCTAGAGCCAACAGTTGCTAATGCAGTTCCTGTACTACCAAAATATAAACCAAAATCACCTAGAGATGTAGCACCACGAACTAAATTAAATCCAATACTATTACTTGAACTTGTGGCTGATTTATACATACCATTAAGATTATATATTACTAATATTTTGTTAGATGAACTAGAGGGTGTAATTGATAATGTTACAGCAGTATCTACATAAGCAGTAGTAGTTGAGTTTGTTCCTGTAGTAGTTGTCATACTTACAACTTGCAACACACTTCCTGTTGGCATACTAGAAGATGCCAATCTACCTGTTGCAGTTAATGTTCCAGCAAACGTAGCATTTTGTGATGTATCTATAGTAAGTGCTGCAGTGCCAGCGGTTTGAAGTTGCAATACACCACTAGAATCTCCAGTATAAACTATGCCTCCAAATCCAGAATTACTTGCGTTTATAATTGATGCCAATTTTTATCCTTAAATAACTATATATCTACTGCCTGCTGAGACAGTAACGGTTACACCACTTGCTGCAGTTACAGGGCCCGTACTCATGGCATTACTGCCTACAGGAATTGTATAAGAAGCAGAGATAGTTTGGTTATTGATAATTATACCATTAGTTGCATTAATTACAGCCCCAGTTCCTGTAGTCGTTGTAGGTAACGCTAGATAGCGGCATGAAATATTGTCAGTACCTGCTGGAGGTGCTGTTGAGAATGTTAAGGTAGTTCCTGATACTGTATATGTGCTTGGGTCTTGAACTACGCCTGATATAGCTATAATTACTGATGCTGAGTTAGCAGGGGTTACAGACATTGTAAATACTGTTTGAGACCCTGTACCGTTAAAGTCTTCTGCTGTAATTACGGCTGCTGTGTTAACCGCACCAAACGCTACAACCTCAATTACGTCTCCTGCATTAGCTGGTGTTGCTAAAACAATTGTAGTACCATTTGATGCTGTATAGTCAGCAATCGCTAATTTAACACCGTTTCTATAAACTTCTACTAAGCCTACTACATAGGTCACTGTAAATGTTGTTTGGCTTGCTGTAGCAGTAAAGTTTGTGACTACAAATGAAACACCAGTAGATGTATTAGTTATCCATGAAGGAATGCCTGAAGCTAAACTAAGTATTTGTCCGTTTGTACCTGCTGGTAATTTAGCTAATGTGTTTGTAGCTGAGGCATAAATAATATCGCCAGTCGTATAAGAAGTTAGTCCTGTACCGCCTGACGTAGCACCTAATGTGCCTGCTAATGTAACAGCACCACTTGTAGCTGTACTTGGGGTGAGTCCATTTAAAGATGTTTGAAATGTTGTAACTGCTGCGCCTGATAAAGAACCCCATGTTGGAGCTGATCCTGTATTACCTATTAAAACTTCTCCTGTAGCACCTGCCGCTGTCACACCTAGTGCAGATGTACCGTTACCATATACAATACCGTTTGCTGTAAATGAAGTAACATTTGTACCACCCGCTGCAACGGGTAATGTACCTGCTGTTAAAGCTGAACTTGATGTTGAATATAATGCGTAGTTGGCTGCAGAGAAAGAAGTTAATCCTGTACCACCATAAGCAGTACCTATTGTGCCACCATTCCAAGTACCGCCTGTAATGACGGAAGTGCCGAGGTTAAAAGCGTTCGTACCAAACGTAACGCCTTCTGGAAGATAAGCGTGTAAATCCCATGTACCACCAACAGTAGCATTAATAGTTAAAAATACTGCCCCAGCTCCGCCAGAAGGGATTGTGCCAATAGGCCCAGTAGCATAATCTTGAAGCGTTAGCGTTCCAGTCGCCATATTATTAAACAGAAATGCTACCCCAGTAGACAGGGTAGTAGCATCAGGCATTGTGTATGTTTGATTGCCAGTACCAGAAAGCGTGTGAATATAACTTGATGCTGTCGTTAATGCGGTGACACCGCCAGCTGCTGTTGTATTTGTGTTAGATTGATTAAGTCGGTTTACAGCTACGTTTTGATTGGCATCTCGCAACATAACAGAGTTAGCGCCAGATGATGTAGTAACACCTGTACCGCCATAAGCAACACCTATAGTTGAACCTTGCCAAGTACCAGAAGATACAGTACCTAAAGCACTGACATTACTTGAACCATCTAAATTTACTGATTTACTTGAGGGGTATGTAACAAAGACATTGACTACACCAGAGAATGTAACTGCAGTATTAGAATTGCTTGAGGATAGAATTGTGTTACGAGTTAATGTAGGTCCCGTAGTAGAGTAAGTACCAATACCTACTTCCCAGTTACCTGCCGCATCTGTCGCAGAATAATAGGTTGTGTTTCCGTTACCAATAACGGCAAAGGATTGGAACCCAGTAACTGACGCAGTTAGGGTAAAGCTGACTGTGGTGTTAGCCGTACCCTGCTGCTGGACACGATCATTTAACGCAAGAGCCATTTAAGCTCCTTAGCTTGTTGCAGTTGTTGAGTATGTAACCGCTACTGTATCGCCAGCTGTAGTAATCTTAGCTGTTGTAAATGCACCTGCTGAATATAACACGCCACCAGTATTAGATTGTGCGCTTGAAGCGCCTGTACCTGTCACTAGGAAACAACCACCTACTGTACCGCCTGCACCTGTAATAGTGTAGGTAATAGCAGCAGCTGCTGAAGTTGTTACGTTTGATGGCGTAGATCCTGTTGATGTCGCGGATGCAAACACTGCTGTACCACGAACTGCTGAACCACCAACGGTGTAGTTAGTAAATTCTGTCCAGCCAGCATGTGACGTTTGTGTATCAGAACCTGTACCAAATGTTGGTGATGCACCTGAAATAAGACCTAAAAATGGACCTGTTACAGAATATGAAGAACCTTTTAATAAGGTATCTAACATTAATTCTTTACCTACAGCGTTGACTAGATTAGGAAATGATTCTTCCCATTTTAAATTACCATCTTTGTCATGACATTTTACTTCATAAAAACCTTCAATACCTACTGTTTCATTGGCAACCGCACCAGCATTTAGCGTGATGGTAGCATTATCCCCAAATCCACCTTTTTCGTTTTGATTCATAATTGACTCCTTAATTAATTCGTAATACAGCAGTTGTTGATGTTGCTGATGGAAACGTTATTGTAAATGTACTTGTTGCTGTTTTATCACTACCAAAATTTAATACACAGACAGCGGCATTTGTAGTGCTATTATATATCAAAGCTCCGGCAGTAGTAAAATTTGCAGGACTCCAAGTAACATCTACGAACGACACATAAGCTGTATTATTAGTCGTATCACTACCTAGTCCAGTTATTGTTAAAACCTTACCCCCTGCTACATACCCAGTGCCTGTAATTTCACCATCTGTAGTATATGCAGTAGTAGTCTCGTTCAAAGTAGCATTAGCTGTATATAAAGCTATTTTATAAGTATAGGGTGTACCAACATTAAAGTTCTCAAGGGCCTTTAATAAATTTAATTTAAATACTGTGGTTTGGGTTTGTCCTATTGCCATTATTTAACTGGGTATCTTACTTGCCCACTCCTATAAGCATCTTGTCTATCTTTACCATCACCTAATTGTTTCAATAGCATCATAGCTTCGTCATATATAGCTATAACATCCGCTTCACCTTTCATATAGGTATAAGCTTCTAATAAAGATCCATAGAGTAATGTAGAACTAAAATTATCACCTAACCAAGTTTGGCCACCTACTACCGTAGTAATAGATTCAGGGTAATAAAAATAATGTAGTTCAGTATTGTAACTGGCATCAGGTGTTGGGCCTAATATAAACGCTGAGTTATCAAATACTGCATAATACTCAGGTACACCATAAAAATCTGCATCCGTATCTGGAAACGATTGTCTAATAAAGTTCACATCCTTGTTGAGTAAATATAAATACTCATTATTAGCATTAATGACTGCTAAGCTAAACGTAGCCAACCAATTATTAGGCATCGCTAAATACTTATTACCTGCTGTCATAGTCCCTGTTACGTTTTTACGAAGCGCAGGGAGTTGTACTGAGTTATATATACGTTGTTCAGCTTGAGTTATAAACGTATTTATATCTACGGTTTGAAACGTATTCTCAGTATAACTTTGTATCTCTGCAACTAACTGGGTGTAATTCATTTATTACGCCATAGGGCCACGAGCTTTAGTACCTTTAGTAGCTGCACCACAACCGCGAATAGTAATACCATCAGTTTTAACATCGTCACGTCCAGGATCACCTGCGCTTACACGTTGCACACCTGTTTTTTTATTAAGTTGTTGTGCTGTTAGTTTATTAGGGTCTTCTTTAAGATATATCTCACCATTAGGTACAACGATTGGTTGTTTATATTCTGCCATGATTATTATCCTTTTTTCTGTGCTGCAATTTTAGCTAGGCCACGACCCATTTTCTTCATGTCTGCATTAGATTTACCGCCTTTAGAACCTGCGTGTTTTGGTCCTTTTTCAATACCTACTGAAGCGCCATCATTACCTAAATTTTTACCTTTAGTTTTGCCTTGTTTAGCAATACCATCAGCTGCTGATCTAAATCCCATATATTTCTCCTTAAGTTGTTGTTACTGTTACGCTTGCTACTACACCTGTTGCCACTAAATAATTAGGAGTTAAGGATGCATCAAAAAAGCTTGCTCCACCTACAGGATTCCAACCCCATTGTATAATTCTACTACCCCCCATCGGTACACCTGTTGAATCTACTCCTGGGCCTGTTTGTTCTGTTATTTGTAATCCGTTTAAACCTGATTGATAATAGCTAGGACTATCAGGTCTTGGGTTACGAACTGCTTGCGGATCATTAACTGGGTATAGGCCTAAGCTTAACTGTGGTTGATCCGGTTCCCAACATTCTGGGCATACCAGTATATTAACATTTTTTGTCTTAATGACCAATCTTTTAAGTTGCTTTAACTTAAATCTAAATCCACAGCGATCACACTGTGCAATCGAGTTCTTGGCACTAGCGTATTTAATAGGCATTTAATTACCCGTGATAAAACATTTCGCGAGGCACAAACCTCACAGAAGCTTTTTCTCTGTCTTCGTCAGCTGCTAATTGGAATGCTTCTTCATAAGCCATTTTTAACATATCAATTCTTGGTTCTGCACCAGGTAATTTAAGGCTTAAATAATAAGCTAGTCCTGCTACCATGCAGGGTATAAATCTAAATGGAATATCTTCTACATTTAATCCGTTACCTGCGTCTTGAATACGTCTTAATCTATAGTATACGAACTGATAGAAGTTACTTTGATCTGGAGCTGGCCATACATTAACAGTAGGTAAGTTCTGTACATAGATTTTAGAAGCTGTTAAATGCGTTGCCGCAGTAGTATTATTAACGCCACGTATACAATCAATTAAGTCATTACCACTAACCCCACCATACTGAATAGTTTCGTTATCAACTTTAATAAAACCAAATTGTGCTAACCCCACAGTAGAAGTTAATGTAATGGTTGTTTCTGTTGCATCTAATGCTTCAGCTGTAAGTATTGTAGTAGGGTTTTCTTGCCCACTTTGCCTATTAATCCATAATTGAATAGGACGGCCCGTAGCATTTTTATTAGGTATAGTAATATATGTTGATTCACTAATACGGTTAATATTAATATCTTGTTGGTTTTGTCCCGTACCTGTTCTTGTTACCATATCTAATAAATCAACTGTATCAACAGGAAGCGGATACATAATACGATTCTGTTCTAAATTAATTTGACCAGGTTCTACAGTCCACAAGTTAATACCACGATTAGCCCATTCAGCAGTCATAATATTAAGTGAACGTCTTGCGGTTCTTAAGTCGTAGCCAGTACGTAACTCTTGTCCGCAACGTTCAAATGCATCTTCAACGAGATTGTTTAAATCTAAGTTAAAGGTGCTTGTGCCTGTGGTTCTATCTACCATTATTTGACTCTTCTATAAGGTTTTACTTTTTGTTTAATAGATTTAGGTTGAGCTACAAACTGTTTGCCTTTAGCTTTACCTTCTCTTTTAGCCTTCGTTGTAGCGGCATATTCTTGAGGGCTTAATGCTTTAATTGCTTTTTCTGGTAAATATCTTTCGCCTGTTTCACTAGACTTTTTACCTGACTTAGTTGTCCACTTTTGATCACCCCATGATTTGAGTGAACGTTGTGGTTTAGCTAAGGCACTCACTTATATCCACCGCCTGAAGCTTTATATTTCTTAGCTACTAACTGTGCTTTACGAGCTGACCATTGACCAGCACCTGTACCGTGTGTTGCTGCAGCCTTAACTTGAGACACTATTCTTTTACGTAAACCTGGTTTGGTATAGTTACCAGCAGCATTTACGCTGCCGCCTTCTTTATACTGAGTAAAGTCCGTGTTATCACGACGTTTTTTAACCACGCCTTTAGGCATTTTATTCTCAGTAGCACTAGGAATCTTAGTTTTCTTTATAGCGCCCATACCACGTGAAGGTCTCATTAGC